AAAGTTCTTTTCTTCTTTGTGGGCATTAATTTAGTAAGGTTTTTATAAGAGGCCTTTTTTGGCTAATATAAAATTGATTTGATCGACGGTTAATGGACTTCCATCGATATTTGTTTGGCTTTTAATGTAATTAATTTTGGCTTGTTTAGAGCAGGCAGGACACCGAAGAAGAGCAATTTGCTCCTCTCTTTTAAGACGAGATTGACCTCTGCCAAGCCGTAAATTACATTTGCATCCGCATTTATAATTTGCCATAATAATTCTCCTTTACTAATGCCCACAAAGAAGAAGGAAAAAGGAATAAAGCTCTCTTTCCGTCTTCTCTGCATTTAACACACTCGCGTCATTCTGTTCGCCTTTACTCTTATTGTCCAGCAATGCTCAAAAGACTTACTTAAAACAACAATTCCATGGCAAGGTCTTTGACCTCATATCATTTAAAAACAAATGATACTTCGACGGCTGTTATGCAATGGACTGTTTATTCGGCCTTACGATTACATGAGCAGGAAAGCGCTTGGCGCGCTGTTAGAAAGGTTGTTGATGGACTAAGTAAGGTGGACTATGACTTCGGCTTAACGACGATAGGCGCTTGTCTCAAGTATGTTTTTATGGGGTTTACTCGCTGGGCCGTTTCCCCTGCCCGATCTTGAGATAAATTGGATCGGCTCTATCTATCGTTATTTCTGAATCAAATGCGCGGAACATGATCCAGTGCTGACAAAACCCAGTGGAGCGGTTTGCGGTGGTTTCGTCGGCTTGTCAAAGAACCTTCAGGAGTTCGCCTGGGGTTGGATCGGTGTAGCGCGTGTGAACCAAGGAACTGGTTCCTTTCTATCAGAAAAAATTAAACTTGTAAACAAAATTAACACACATATTTAAAATAATTTTAATAACAAAATCAACAATATACAAGCCAAAAATATGGTATTTTCCAAAAGCCCACCCATCTAAAACGAAAAAAAGAGCTATTATCACGTCATTAACAGTTAACACATGTTAACTGAACTGTTAAAAACATTAACACATGTTAACCAATCAAATTAACACATTAACAGAAGTATAAAACAATCATAAAATACTAATAACCATGCGAAAAAGAAGAGACATTCCAATTATAAAACCTGCCGATGCTCCTAAGGGAAGAGGTAGGCCAAGCAAGAAGCCCAAAGTAAAGAAGAGTTATCTATATAAACCACCAGAAGCACGAGACTTATCCGATTTACAGATGCGATTCTGTGAAGAGTACATAGTAGATTTAAATGGTGTACAAGCGGCAATACGATCCGGCTATAGTCCATCAAGCGCAGGCATAACAGCAAGCAAACTTTTAGCAAATACTTCTATCATTAGATATGTACAACATCTTAAGATAGAACGCGCCAAAAAATTAGAAGTCTCCCAGGATAGAATAGTACAAGAGTTAGCAAGAATAGCTTACAGCGACCATAGAACATTTTATGATAAAGAAGGTTGGCCGATACCGATAGAGCTATTGACAGACGATCAGCAAGCATCGGTAAGGGACATTCAGTGGGGAGAAGAAGTCCAGAAAGATAGAACTGGCGAAACAATAAAAGATCAAAATAACCAAGATAAGATTTTTAGATATGTAAAGAAGTATGCTTTTTATAATAGAGTAGATGCGCTGAGAATGCTCGGGCACCATTTGGGAATGTCTCTTGATAAACCATCGGAAAGATTTACTGGAAAAGATAAACCGCAGCAAGAGATAACATTCGAACATTTACTTAGAAGATTGGATGCAGCGAAGTTGGAACAATTAACACAATGGTTAGTATCTGCCGCGCAGCCAATTAAAAGTGCTCATCCTGTAGATAAAGAAGATATTCCAGAATGGCCGGATGAAACCCTTGGCGGTATGCAATGACAAAATGCCCAAGATGCAATGGTGAAGTTTTTAAGGTAATCTATTATGGATTGCCTTTTTCTTTATGCAAAGAAGAAGATTGCAGTTGTTTGTTTGGTTTCTTTGATTTCATTGCAAGATATCTTCCTTTTAATGGATGGTTTTATGCATATGAAGGAAGTTATCTGATTGCTTTAATATGTTGGTTGTTTGGGATGGAAACTGGAAAAGACGAATGAAAAAGAAATTCTTTATTGCATTTATCTTTATGCTATTTGTTTTTATAAGTATTGGCTTGAAGTGTTTTATCTTTTCCAATAGTTCTACTGGAATGATTGCGGATGATAGTAGTCATGTAATAGACAGTAGAGAGTATGGAAAGTAATTAATGTTTAATGCTTTTGACATATCCAGCTATACACCAAGACAGCTAATGGATTCAATTCCACCGAATCCTATTCCGATAGCCGAAAGAATACTGGCAGAAAAATCATTAAAGCATTTTGTAATGCAAGCCTGGCATATACTTGAGCCGAGAAGCCCTTTGATTTGGAATTGGCATCTTGATGCAATCTGCCAACACTTAGAAGCAGTAACAAACACCTATCTTATTAAATCAGGAATAGCTGGAAGAGAAATAGACAACCATTTCTATGAAGCAAATTATTCCATTCCTTCTATAAACTACTTATGGATAAATATGCCGCCGAGACATGGTAAGAGTTTGCTTGTTTCTGTCTTCTGGCCATGTTGGGAGTGGGGTCCGAAAAACCTTCCAGACTTACGATATCTTTTCATCTCATATGCACAGCCACTATCTACCAGAGACAATTTAAAACGAAGAAGATTGATAGAGTCCAATTGGTATAGAGAAAGATGGGGAGAGCGTTTTCATCTTACTACAGATCAGAATGCAAAAACTCGCTTCGATAATGACAGAACAGGAGTAATGATTGCAACTTCTATCTCTGGTCTTGGAACGGGCGAAGGCGGGCAACGCGTTTGTCTACCATATAACCAGAAGATAGATACAGAAATTGGTAGGGTCGAGATCGGAAAGATCGTCAAAGAAAAATTAGAAATCAAAGTTGTTAGTTTTAATCATAAGACAAATAAAACAGAACTTTCTAAAATAGAAAAGTATTTTGAAAATGAAGGCCGAGATATTTTTGAGATAGAACTTGAAGACGGCACGACATTTCGATGTACTGAAGATCATCCTGTATATGTTAATGGTAAAGGGTATATTCAAGCAAGAGAATTAACAGAAGAAGATGAGGTGGTCTGCTTATAATGGGTTGTTTATATCAAATAACTTCTCCATCTGGTAAGTCTTATATAGGCATTACTAATTTTACCGCTCAAGAAAGATGGTCTCAGCATGTAGGCGAAGCATTAGGGTCAAGGTCTAAAAGAGCAATTTCTAATGCTATAAGAAAATATAGCTCTGATTTGTTTGATGTTAAAACACTTCTTATTGCAAATGATGCGGCTTATTTAAAGTTGATGGAAGTTAAAGTAATTGCGGCATTTAAAACGCATACACCTAATGGTTATAATATGACTGCTGGCGGAGATGGTGTTGTTGATTTAGATAGCGAGACTTTTAAAAATCTTCTTGAAAAACGCTTAAAAACTATAAGGTCGAAAGTATATAGAAAGAAAAATTCAGAAACTCAAAAGGCGCTTTGGACAGAAGAAAAAAGACAAGAAAGATCAAGAGTTGTTTCTGAATTGTGGGAAGATGAAAATTATCGCAATCATATGTCTGAAGTTCACAAAGGATGGCATTATTCTAAAAGAGAAAGAGAAAAAGCGTCTATACGTTCTAAAAAACGCTGGAGTAATCCGGAGTATGTCAAAAGACATAAACTTATGATGAAGAAACTTTGGCAAGATGATGAATTTAAAAAGAAAATGGCTGAAGCCACAACCGATGAAGTAAAAAAGAAGATAGGTGTTGCTTCAAGAAAGATGTGGTCTGATCCAGAGTTTCATGCAAAAAGAAGTAAGCAAATGAAAGAGTATTTTAATTTGCCAGAAGTTAAAGAAAAAATAGCTGAAAAAACAAGACAACAAATGGCTGATCCAGAAGCAAGAAAAAAGATTGGTGAAGCCATGTGTAAGCATCGAGGTTATATCTTTTCAAAAGGTATTAAACCAAAAAATCCGAGAAGCGTGTTTTATAAAATTTGGGACAAGATAGAAAGTAAGATAACATTCGCAGAGCTTTATCGTTTTGATATTGAAAGCCGTAGAATATCAGAAGCTGTTGATCGTGGCTATTTGGTGATTGTTAAATAATGAAGATTAAGAAGATAAAAAGTATTAGACGAATCAGAAAAGACTCTGCTACTTATAATATTCAAGTAGCAGATAACTATAATTATTTTGCCAATGGTGTACTTGTTCATAATTGTATTGATGACGCCCATAACGTGCTTGAAGTAGAATCAGAGCCAAAAAGACAAAAAGTATTAGCTGTCTGGGACGATACTCTTTCAACTCGTGTCAATGATGTAGAAGTCGGTGCTTATGTCGGCGTCATGCAAAGAACACATTCAAAAGATTTAACTGGTCATATTTTAGAAAAGAGAAAAGATGGGCAGATAGACAATCTTGTGCATGTATGTCTTCCTGCAAGATACGAAAAGAATCATCCGCACCCTTCTGATACTCCATTAAACTTTACAGACCCAAGAACAGTAGAAGGCGAGCCTTTAGATAAAGGAAGACATCCAGAAGATAGTCTAAAGCAATTAGAGGGAAAACTTACTGCCTGGGGTAAGGCTGGTCAGTTACAGCAAAGACCAAGGCCAAAAGGTGGTCAGATTGTTCAAGCAGGAAAAATTAAGATAGTAGATAACTATAATCATAGATTAGTAAAGAAGATGGTGCGTTACTGGGACAAAGCTGCCTCTGAGGATAAAAGTGCTTCTCACTCAGTAGGTCTTCTGATGGCATCTATGAGAGATGAATGTATTGACTACGGCTTTATTGTTCTGGATGTTGTCTACGGCCAATGGACTTCTGGCGAGCGTGATGTAAGAATGCGTCAAACTGCTCAGATGGATGGAATAGAAGTTGAACATGTAGTAGAGCAAGAAGGTGGCTCCGGCGGTAAAGAATCAGCACAAAACTCCATAAGAAAAGTATTTCTTGGTTATAAGTGTTCAGCAGATCACCCATCAGGCGCAAAAGATGTAAGACTTGAGCCGTTCGCTGGCCAAGTAGAAAACAACAATATTGCTATGTTATCTGCTCCTTGGAATAAAAAATATGTGGAAGCATTAGAAGAGTGCTCTGTTGGTTCCGTAACAGACTTTGGGGATGGTTCTTCTGGTGCTTTTAACTGGCTTAATGGTTTAACTGGTAAGGGAAAGTCTAAAGTAAGAATAGGAGTTGTAGGATAAATGAGTACTTTTGATGTGGACTTGAGAACAATCAATCCGCAAACAGGAGACATAATAGTTCTACAATTAGACGTGGATAACATTCCTTATTTTGATTTAGACGATTTTATGGAAATGCAAGATAAGTTGAAAGAAGCATTTCCAAGGAACAAAATAATACTATTGGCTAAAAGCGATAATTTTTTGGTCTGTAAGAATAAGAAAGAAGTTCAAGAGATATTAAACGAGTTGTCATAAACATTGGATAGTTTGGATAGACAAGTGAATGGGTGCTACAGAACGCAAAGAGAAATAGAAGAAGGCATTTGCACTTGTCTACAATACGAGCAAGCAACAGGAAGATGTTTATCAAAGATAGATACAGTATCAAAAATAGATGGTCAGTCAACTTGCCCAAGAAACCCGTTGGCGATACCTTATAAAGAGTGGGAAAAAAGAAAATGAATCTTTTCTTTAATCCATTAAAAGCTTTCAGAAGATGCAAAGAACTTGAATGCAGGATTGCAAGAAAAGAAGAAATGTCCAGACTTTGCGAAGAGAAAGCAAAACTTCTTAAAAACGGAATAAGATGCGATCAAGAGCAGCTTGATAAATTAAGAATTAAAATAGCCAAGAAAACTAAAAGGAAATAAGCAATGGCATTTACTCCAACATATCTTCCTAATAGCAGAAGCAAGTTTTTTCAGTTCTTTGCTACTGGTAACACAACGATGGTTGAAGCATTAAATCTTGGTAAAGCATTTGAACTTGCCGATATTAGATTGATTCTTTCTGCTGCTCATCCTTCTGTAACTTATTTCACCGCTAATTTATCTGCTGGTCAAGGTAGTGCTTATAACGTCGTGCTTGCTTCTTTTCTTGCAAGTACTCTAACCAATGTAACAGATAGAGTATGGACACCTTCTGCTGATAAAATATTATATCAACATAATGATACTATTCAATTTTCCATGCTTAACAGCGTTGGTGCGATTTGGGGGTTAGTTGTAACTGGTTGGGCAGTACAGGATTAATACTTAATGGCAGATATCATTCTATCACAAGAAGGCGAAGTAATACCTTCCAACGAAGGCGATACGGTATTCGATTATTCTGAATATACCTTATCTGCTGAAGCTGGTAGTATTACTCTTGCTGGTACTGCTGCTGATGTAGTTAAAAACTATGCTGTTTCCGCCGATGCAGGAAGTATTGCTTTAACTGGTACAGATGTAGGATTAATTTCCGTATTTATAATTACAGCTGAAGCAAGTAGTATTGCCTTAACTGGTGCAGATGCAACATTAACAAAACAAATACCAATCGATGCTGAAGCTGGTGCTATATTTTTAACTGGTACCGACATCGATTTAACCGCTACTCGTTTAATTGATATTGAATCTGGAAGTATATCTTTAACAGGAACAGATGCCTCTCTTGAACGTCATCGAATATTTGACGCTGATTCATCTTCTATATCTATAACGGGTACTGCCGCCGATTTAGTTAAAAACTATGCTGTTGTTGCTGAAGTTGGAAGTATTGTCTTAACTGGTACAGACATTGATCTAACTGCTACTCGTTTAATCAGCGCGGAATCATCTTCTATATCTATTACTGGTACGGACGCAGCACTAACAAGACAAATACCAGTCGATGCTGAAGCAAGTAGTATTGTTTTAACTGGTGCGGATGCAACATTTATTTATTTATATCAAATTCAAGCCGACGCTGGTTTATATTCTACATCTGGCCAAGATGCCTCTTTAGTTAAAAACTATGTTGTAGTAGCTGAAGCTGGAAGCATTTTAATAACTGGCATAGATGCTACCTTATCAAAGTCCGCTACTGAAAGCGGAGAAGTTGTTTGGGACACTCAAGGGGATAGAATCCCGTCAGATGATGGCGATAGAGTATTCGATGGAATAGATGCTCCAGATAGCTATGCTGTTTCCGCCGATGCTGGAAGTATTGCTTTAACTGGTACAGATGCTACTTTAACAAAAACAAAGACAATTTCCGCAGAATCATCCTCTTTTATTATTTCTGGTACAGATGCTTCTCTACAAAGACATATAGTATTTGCCGCCGAAGCTGCATCTGTATCTATTACAGGCACAGATGCTACACTTATAAGAAACCGTTCTGTTGCCGCTAATGCTACAAGCTTTATTGTTTCCTCTATTGGCGCAACTTTACAGAAAACGACTATATTTGATTGTGATAGCGCTCAAATTTCGCTTTCAGGAGAAGACGCTGCTCTTATACGCGCCTTTGTTCAATCGGCAGAATTTGGCTCGATTTCATTATCAGGTAATAATGTTGATTTATTAAAGTCTCTTTCTCTGTCTGCTAATGCAGGAAGTATCTTAATATCTGGCAAGGCCGCTGATTTATCTCAGCTTGCCGCTTTAAGTATTTCTGCTGATTCTGGAAGTATTGCTCTAACTGGTACTGATGCAAGTTTAGATTTTACTTTAAGAGTTCTTCAAGCAGAGCCAAGCAATATATCTATTATTGGTAAAGATGTAGAATTAACAAGAGCACTAACTGTTCAATCCGATCCTGCATCTTATTCTATTGTTGGCAGCGATACCCCTCTTACCAGAGGAAGATATATTGCGGCTAATGTTGGCAACATATTTTCTTCCGGCAAAGATGTTGATTTTATAAGAAGTTATGTTTTTGATGCAGAATTAGGACAATATGTTTTAACAGGAAGTAGTGTTAGTTTGGATTTAGCAGTAGTTATGTTACCTCACGGGTTGGCAAGTCTTTCTGTTTCTGCAAAGCTACCAGTAATATCGGCAGAAGCAAGAAGACCTGGAATAACAGCGACATTGAATTTATAACGAAAGGATTTAAAGAAGATGGCATCATTTAATAAATTTCAGGATTTCGCAGAGCAGTTGGCAAAAGGTATTCATCAGCTTCATGCTGCTGGTCATACTCTTAGGGTC